CTAAAGAATCCGGAGATAATATGGATGCTGCTAGGGCTGCGTTCAGACGTCAAAAGCTTTTAGAAGGCTTGAATCGTGATAAAACTGCAATTGATTCAGCTACACAGGAACTAAACTCCAACCTTTCTAGAAGGTCGCAAGAAAACCTTGAGGCTTTAGCTTCCTCTCAGAACTTAGTTTTATCGCAATTAGCTCAGGAGGAAATTGAAAGGCGATCAAATGTAACAGACTTTACTTTAGAAGAAATTGATAATGTTTCTCAAGCTGAACAATCAGCACGTAATAAGAAACTTCAAGAAGAACAAAAATTGGCAGAAAAGATTCGTCAACTTAAAATACAAACAGAAACTGAAGTTGCTGAGGAGTTTGCAAGATATGAAGCTGAACAAGCCAGATTTCAAAGTCACAATGAAGTATTACAACTCTTAGAAAAAGAGCATCAACAAAAAATGAAGGCCATAAGTGACGAATTCGCCATGAAAAAAATGGAAACCATTGGTATTGAAGTTGAGAGGGAGTTGGAACTTAGAAATACGGCTAATCAGGAAATCCAAGAGCAAGCCGAAGTAAATTCAAAATTTCAAATAGAAAACCTGAGAAATACAATTGGTGGAATTTCTGATTTAGCAGGGGCTTTATCTGAGATAGCAGGAGAAGGAACACAAGCGCAAAAAGCTTTAGCACTTACTAGCGCCATTTTAAACACTGCATTAGGTGTAACACTCGCTTTAGCTGATCCAACACCAATACCAGCACCCGTTAGGCTTATAAACGCTGCTACAGTGGCCGCCGTTGGTGGCGCTCAAATAGCTACTATTGTTCGAGCGGAACAAGGAACAGTTGTAGGTGGATCTGTTTTAAGCGGACCTAGACACTCAGGCGGGGGAGTTAATATGTTAGTTAATGGAATTCCAACGGTAAACGCAGAAGGGGGCGAAGCAGTTATTAATAGAAGAAGCACTAAAATGTTTGGCCCTGAGTTATCCGCTATAAATCAAGCTGGCGGCGGTAGACCTCTACCTGGAATCCCTTCGTTCGCTTCCGGTGGAGTCACGCCAACACCTTCTATTTCTACTTCAAGTCAAGCTTCAACACAATCGTTATCAAGTGGCTTTATGGACGTTGCTGACCAAATGGGGAGAAAAGTTGGGGAAATAGTAAACGGAATTATGATTGTGAATAATGTGCAAGATACATTTAATACAGGTAAACAGGTTATGAACACTGAAAACGACGCAACATTCGGATGATTTTTACAGATAAAGAAACAGCAAAAAAAAGAATGAAAACTTGTATAGAGTGCCCACACTCAAGAGGCTATTTTAAATTGTTTTGGATAGTATGGAGTAAAAAAAACACTCAATGCACTCTATGTACATGTAATATGGACCTTAAAACAACCTTAAAACGATCAAAATGTCGAATTGGAAAATGGTAGAAGGTTTAAAAAACTTACCTAACGAACAATTAAGCTTTCTAGAGTCTTACATACTTAAATCAAAGGTTACAAAGGAAGATGCAATACGCTCTTTTGAAATCTACAACACTATCGCCGGAAAAAAGTATTTTCGAGAGAAAGACGCTTCATGTGGAAGCTGTGTAAACAACGTAATGTCCTACCTAAAAACACTCATGAATGAGCTTAAAAGTTAATTGCATTTCCAGAATATTAGGTGATTCCCCAACCGCAGAACAAATTGCTGAAATTGTTGACTGGAAAAAGGTTCGGGACGCTTGTATAGTTCAGGATTTCGATGAAGCTCTCAAAACTCAGAAATATACTAATTGCCGTATATTTGACGATTTAGCGTTTAAATACGACTTAGGATGGTGGTCTGTTAAAAAAATAGTTAACAAATCCCGTAAAGGATAGTTTTGGGTATAAGTTTTCCCCGCTTTTAAAGGAACTACGCAATATATTTGCGTAGATGAAGTTTTTCAATGTAAAAAACAACGAATCCGGCCCCGCAATAATTGATATTGTAGGAAAGGATATTGGTTCTTCTTGGTGGTCTGATAGCTACGGAGTTGAAGACGCAAAAGAAGACATTAACGGCATCACTTCTAACGAGATTATTTTAAATATCTCATCTTATGGGGGCGACCTTCATAGCGCGCTCACAATTCACGATTTATTTAAGAGCCACAAGGCTAAAGTAACGGCTAACATTTACGGAGCAACCGCAAGCGCGGCGACTATTATCGCTACTTCTGCTGATACCGTTAGAATGTCAGTAAACAGCATGTACTTACCTCATTTCTCAAGAACAGAAGGATACGGTACAGCTGACGACCTAGAGCAAGCAGTTGAGTCACTAAGAAAGCACGACGAAGCTATTGTGAACATCTACGAGGCTAAAACAGGTCAATCGAGAGAAGATATTAAGAATGTATTAGCAAAGGATCAATGGATGAACGCCGAAGAAGCATTACAATTCGGTTTCATCGATGAAATATTTACACCAGCACCCGCGGCCGCAAGTTTGGACCGTATCGACAAAGAGGCAATAAACAAAAGTCCATTACCTAAAATTACAAACATGGCTGAAATCGACGAAAACAAAATCGTTGAAAGCCTTTGGAGCAAATTTAAAGCTAAGTTCGGTAAAGAAGCTGAAACACCTTCTTTTTCGAATGAAGCTAAAGAACTCATCGACTCTACAGCGACTGAGATCAAAAACCAGTTCCAAGAGGCTACCGATGAGTTAGAGGGAAAAATCGAAAACCTCACGTCAACCAACGCTACTTTATCAAGTAATATCGAAGCGAAGGAAAAAGAAATAACAGAATTACAAACCAAGCTTGCAAAGTTAGAAGCATCAAAAGAAGCCTCTAACGGGAATGATCCAAACCCAGAGAATGAAGCTAAAAAGCCTCAGCCTCACGAATTGGACGGTTACGCAGCACGCATAAAATCTAAATACAATGGCTAGTGTATTAACACCGGACTTTAACATTGCGTACAGCGGTACGCACTTCCTTCAGCAGATGTTCTATCAGCCTGAAGAGAGAAATTGGGGTTTTGGAATTTATAACGTTCACGGTAACGTTAAATACGAAAAAACTCTTTACTTCCCACAGTCTTTAAGAAAGATTTGGAGAACCTATACAACTTGTGGGTTTAGTGCTACGGGAGGGGTTACAACTATTACTGATAAACAGTTAGTAGTTAGTAAAATCAAATCAAACTTAGAGCAATGTGCGCACGAGTTTGATGATACGGTTTTTGTTGAGACCTTAAAAGCGGGTAATAATATAGATGATTTATCAGGAACTATCCTTGAAAACATCATTTTTACTCAGATTCGCAAGGCTACCGCTTCGGATATGCATCGTATTGTATGGTTTGCAGATTCAGCAAGTGTAAACGCGGATTACAATCAGTTCGATGGTTGGTTTAAGCTTTTCGAAAATAACGCTGCCGCTATTCAAGCTACAGGAAACTTCTACGACACAACCGCTTCAATCGCTGGTGCAGAAACCGCAGGAGTTCTTAACGCGGATGGTGCTTACACTATCTTAGACACAATGTTTGATTCAATGAATCCTGTTTTGGCGAACACGCCTAACATGACTATGGATTCAGGCGTAACAGGTGGTAAAGCGTTCTACGTAACACGTAAGATTTATAACAACCTTCTTAAAACTTACGAACAAAGTGTTGGTTCTAACGATTTAGGTTTAAATCGATTAATGGGCGGACCGGGTTCAATGGATACTTTAGCATTTAGAGGTATTCCGGTGATCGTAGTTCCTGAGTGGGATGTTAACCTAGCTGATACTGATAACCCAGTAAACGGGGTATTCGGAGTGAATACAGTTGTACTTACAATTTCTGATAACTTAGTTATTGGAACAGACGTTAACGATTCTAACACCGACACTACTGAGTTCAGAGTTAGAAATCTTGACGACGACAGCGAAACAATGAAAATCATTCAGAAAATGAAACTTGGAACGCAATACTTGCACGAAGAGTTTATTTCTGTAGCAAAATAAAATAACATGAGTTTAACAAGTGACTTAATTATCGAATGTAACAAACAAGCGAGGGCATCGCTAGGTAATGTCTACTTAGCTTGCGCGTGTGAAATTGACAGTTTCACAGCTAGTTTAACAGATCACTCGTTTACTGGTGTTGCTACTGCGGTAGGTTTTGCAGGTTGGGCCAAATATGAGTTCGAACCGCAAAAGAAATCAATTGAAGGAGAGGGTGTAAACGAAGACGGAACACCAACTTTTACCTATAAAGTTATGGGTAAACTGAAAGCTCCTGATAAAGATTCAATGTTTGTCCTACAGGAATTACTTAATCAAAGACGTGTAACAGCAATTGTTGAAACAGCTAATAAGCGTACTACAGACAAAATTGCTTTTACTTTTGGTTGGGATAATATCCAAGAAGGAGACGCCGCAGGGGTTCCAAATGTAACGGAGTGGAAGATCGAAGAAGAATTAGACGGAGATTACTCCGCTATGGTTGAGATCACCGCTAAACACGCGGAGCTTACGAGAGAGTTTGTCGGGTCCATTACGCTGTTGGATTCATCAACAGTTGATTTTGGAGGCTAAGGGTGTGCTAACCCAAGGAGGGGCTTCGGCCCCTCTATATTTATTGATTTATGTACGAAGTAAATAAAAAGTACTTGGGGTTTGTCCTAATGGGACACAAAACAGTAAAACTAGCTGAAGATACCCCACAAAAAGAGCTAAAATTGCTTTATGAACGAGGATTTAAAAAATATATCTCATTCAAAAAAGTCAAAGATACTAGCAACGACGACGACGGTAGTAAGGACAAAGCCCGATCCGGGAAAGGACTTAGGGACGACTCCAAGCGAAAGAGGCAGTCTTAAGTGGGTTCCGTATTACGACAAAACCAACGCCTACCCAAACGACTTAGCTTTTCGGATTCGACGCACAGCAACCTTAAGTGCGATTATCAACTCGAAGCGCAACTATACAAAAGGTTCAGGCTTTCTTTATTTCCAAAACGACGACATTGATCCTATTGCGTTTAGTGATTTGGATGATAAAACGAGGGAATACTTAAAGGAAGTAAACAACGAATTTCAAAGCTTCCACGACATCTATAGCGATGCTGCTTTATCTTACATTTCCTCTGGTAATGCATATATTTTATGTGTTAAAAAAACGGTAGGAGATCAAGAGTTTACAGCTTTCTTTTGCCTCGATTACACAGAAATGCGTGTAAGTTGGGATGGAAATAAATTTTACCGTAGTGCTTTCTGGGAAAAAATCGGTACAAACCCAAGTCCAGCGGAAAACTACAAGGTAATCGAGTACGAAGCATGGAACGGGGAAGTAGATACTAGCCAAGAAAAATTTGTAATTCATCTCAAGCGAAAAGAACCGGGTTTCCAACATTACGGTGTGCCGGATTTCTTATCTGTTCTCAAGGACGCGGATATAGAATACAAAGTTGATATTTTTAACTTAGATCGTTTGACAAATGGATTTTTTCCTAGTGCGCACATTGCTATGTATGGCGAACCGCCGGAAGGAAAAACACCCAAAGAACATTTAACCGACGTTGTTAACCATTACACGGACGAAGGAAACGGCTCTAAGATTTATGCGGAAATGCTTGACAGCCCAGAGGCTAAAACTGAGATACACGAGTTTAGCACCCATAAAGATGGTGAATTTCTTAAGCTTGAAGAAAGCGCGTATAAGGGACAAGTTCGCGGTTTGAGGTGGTTTCCTGCCCTTTCTGGTATTGAAACTTCTGGCAAACTAGGTTCTAACCAAGAGTTAATTAATCAACATAAGATAGTTATGGAGAGTATGATTAT